ATAGCGTAACATACTTACACTTGCTTATCAATTAGGGGAGATCTGCAAATGGCCGAGTCACGTGACTACATTGTACTCACAGGTACAAAAGAACTTCTAGATTACATCGATTGGAAGGATAATCTACACACACCGTGGACTAATGATGAATGGGCTGTCAATAAGCCCATTATTCGTGAGTACTTGAATTTCGTACATGAACGTGCAAAAGCCAAAACCGCTGCTTAAATAAAAGAAACGGTTGACTCTAGCCCTAGACGTGCTATTATATGTGTACTTTAAGGAGCAAGGAAATGCGTAAGGTTCGTAACATCAATTCCAAAGCTATGTTTGTTAAGGACAGCCCGTATAAGCCACGGACTATCCGTAACAAGAAGGCGTATTGCCGTAAACTCAAGCACAAAGGAACCTGCTAATGGCTCGTCCTAACAAGCTACAGAAGTTTGTACAGCGTAGTGACATGTTCGAAGGTAAGTTTGAGGCAACTAACGAGTTTGCGCTAGAAACGTATGAGATGCTCAACCGTTATGTGTTTGATAACGGTTTAGATCCTTGCCCTATTACAGTGCGTCGCACCAGAGGCGTTTGGGGTATGTGTGACGGGCGTGTTGAAAATGACGAGTTCCGTGTACACGAGATTGTTCTTACCAAGAAGTATCCCTTCCGTGCTATGTTTGTAGCAACACTAGCACACGAAATGGTACATCAGTTCCAGTGGGACGTTCTAAGCAATGAGCGTTGGCAAGAGGGTAAGGATCCTATTATGAGTCATGGTCCTAGCTTCTTTGCATGGCGACCTGCGCTATCAGAATATAACATTCCTTTGACAACGAGGTTTTAATATCATATAATTAGACAATGCCCACGTGGTGAAATCGGTAAACACAAGGGACTTAAAATCCCTCGCTTTATGGCTTGTCAGTTCGAGTCTGACCGTGGGCACCAAGTTATAAACGACCCCTTCGTCTAGTGGCCTAGGACAACGCCCTTTCACGGCGTAAACACGGGTTCGAGTCCCGTAGGGGTCACCAAGTTAAGGTCTCGTAGCTCAGCTGGATAGAGCAACAGCCTTCTAAGCTGTGGGTCGTAGGTTCGAATCCTACCGAGATCGCCAATTTGGGGAATAGTTCAACGGTAGAGCGCAAGACTTTGACTCTTGAAATCCTGGTTCGAATCCAGGTTCCCCAGCCAAACTTTTTTATAAGTATCAGTACACACACAAAGAGTCGGATTTACAATAGGATGATATACATTTCACCGCCATTTGGTAATTATATTTCATTGCAAGACACAACACGCATACGAGGCACGTTTACATATTATCGTAGGCCAGGTCTGGTATATCACACATTACGCTCATTACGTCCCATAAGAGGTGGATGGCGCAATCAGATTGGATTTCGTAACAAGGGTATTCATGCAGTTGATTTCACTGAACTGACTGACGTATACTCCATATGCGGTTTAAACGAGTATGAGTGGAATGCAATGCTCTTTCACATACCAAAACACACAAAACTTGAACTCAACCTGTCCTGTCCCAATGTCCCTACTATTAGCATATCTGATGACGCCATGCAAGCCTATTGCAATAGGTTTCCTGACCTGATCGCAAAGGTACGCTACGACATACCGAATACAGAGATAGATAAACTGGTGGATATGGGCGTGAAAACAATACACTGTAGCAACACCATACCAACACCCAAGGGCGGTATATCAGGTAGACAACTCAAAGAGGTTAATCTACCTAATATAGAACGAATAAGTAAACGAGTGAAAAGAGTTATCGCCGGGGGTGGCATATATACCTTCACTGATATGAAGGATTACGAACAGGCTGGTGCAAAGGATTTTTCCATCTCCACCATTCTGATATCCAAACCGTGGAACGTATCGGGACTATTGAGAACATGAATAAAATAGACGAGTATAAGAATAAGATAAACTGGGATATATGGGAGGATATACAGAGGGTAGAGGAGAATGCGGAAGATGATCCCTACGGCGAAACAAGCCCACAGGTTATTCTCGAGCGTGTAAAGAAGCTCAGTGGCAATACTAAGTCAGTTATTGGTAGTGCTATTAGTGCATAAATTATTGCGGGTATGGTATAAAGGTATTACGACACGTTGCCAACGTGTAGACGACGGATCGTTCCCGTCTACCCGCTCCATTATAGGGCGATTAGCTCAGTTGGAAGAGCGTCTGGTTTACATCCAGAATGTCGGCAGTTCGAGCCTGTCATCGCCCACCATTTTTTAGGAGATAGATATGCAGAAGTTTGTAGTAGATTGCTGGAATGGTGTCATGAATCATAATCATAATCCTCTCAGACATATTCAAGATCTTCAGGTTAGACATATGGTACTTCAAGTACTAGCATGGATGTGGTGTCTAATTTTTGCAATGAGCGTAGGTAGCTGGACAGTATGGGGTATTAGTGTAATTTCACATCTACTTCTTATTACAGGCATCGTAGTAACTGTAGGAACATTTACAGCAGCGAAACGATCACCAAATAGTTTTGATTTTATCAAAGGTTACCATAGCGGCAGGAGCCGGAATACAGTTTGGATCAACGGCAAGCCCACAAAGCTACCAGCTGGAGATCCAGGTGGTGAACACGAATAAAAGGAAATATATATGATTGACGTACTACAATATTCAAGTGTAATTCTTTTAAGTATTGCAGTTATTTGCTTGCTAGTAGTAAGTTTCTTAGATTGGCGATATGCGAAAGGTTTGGAAAAGCGTATTGCTGAACTAGAGTATAAGAACCAACATAAAGTCTTCACAGGACGAGCACCTGTTAGTCAGATAAAACCTTAGTAACGTGGCGGGTATAGCATAGTGGTAATGCAGCAGCCTTCCAAGCCTCAGAGAGGAGTTCGATTCTCCTTACCCGCTCCAACTAAATAAAATTGACATGATAGGTTTACGCACACTAGTTCTTAATGCAAACTATATGCCAGTAAGCATTTTCCCTTTACATACGATTCCAATTGAAGATGCTATCACACGTATCTTTAATGGTAATATGCATGCAGTGTATAACTACAATCGTAAGATTGGACATCCTACACTAGACATGAACTGGCCTAGTGTAGTTGCTCGTAATCGAGGCACTAGAATCAAAGAGCGTGTTAGATTTGCACGTGATACTGTTTATTACAGAGATCATGGTATGTGTCAGTATTGCGAAACACCACTAGAGCTACAACAGACCACTTACGATCATGTTATTCCTAGAAGCAAAGGTGGCGAACATACCTGGGAAAACGTTGTTATGAGTTGTAAGAGTTGTAATAATGCAAAAGGTAACCGTATGCCTAAAGATACCTTTGTGCCCAGGCAGCGGCCATATCGGCCTACGTACTGGCAGCTTCTTGCTAATCGCCGTAAGTTTCCTATCACAGTGGATCACCCGAGTTGGGTGGATTTTTTTGGAGAGTGGGAAGCAGAAATTTATGTTAGATAGGTTGACACAGTATAAGTAATATACTATTATTATACTACAATATGGGGATATAGCTCAGTTGGGAGAGCGATGGCTTTGCAAGCCATAGGTCAGGAGTTCGAGCCTCCTTATCTCCACCATTGCCGGCGTGGCACAGTTGGTAGCGCAGTTGATTTGTAATCATCAGGTCGGGAGTTCGAATCTCTCCGCCGGCACCATTTTTTAAAGACTATGAAAGGTAGTCAAATGAAAACATTAGTAGTAGTATCTACACTAGCATTATTAACAGCCTGTTCACCCGGACACATTGCCGCCAATAAAAACGGGAAGGCTGAATATGTTTGGGTAGGTTGCCATGTTGTTACTGAAAACCCAAGTTCAGATGGTTCTTATGTAATCGGACCATTAGGTGACCTTCCAGTAGGTGAAAAGTTCTATTTTAAGCAGGTTAACGACGATAGTACGGTTAGTCCTGTACTAAATGGAAAGCCCTGTGTCGACTAATGAACTAAAAGGCAGTTTAGATGATATTATGGATGAAGAGGACTGGGCTCTCATCTTTGATACGTCGGGCAGACTTAAAGGTATCTTTATACCCGAAGGCAAAAAAGAAGACGACGTCCCGCTACCAATTGTTGAATTATTAAAACTATTTGATACGAGCTTAGACGATGCTGAAGACGCTACTATACACTAGCGTAATTGCTTTTACTCTATCTAGTACCGCAGAGGCTTTTGAAGCAAATGGTAGTAGTAGAGTTCCTTTTAAGGTGCAGAGAGATCAGAACCTACGAGATCCTCAATATGCACAAGTTCCTATAGTACATATCGAGAATGTGTATGGTTCTTCAGTTCAAATGAACAGTGGATACTACACTATCAAATGTGGGCATGAGCAGGTAAACGTCAACCCAACAGACCACAGAAATTGGTTTACACGTTTTGTTCATCCTAAACAGAACCATGTGTATGAGCATCAATACAACTGTCGTAAGGTGTATGAAGTTCAACAAGATTATAGCCCAAGTTATTGGGTATACTACAAAATCTACGGACAGATGTATAAAATACAAATGGCTGATAGACCTGTAGGTAGATATATTACAGTACGTGTTAATTAAATGGTTGACGTTGTCTGTAAAGATGTTATTATATATTTGTTGTTGAAACTTAACAAAGGACTAAAAGGATGTCTGAAGTAGAATACGCCGCAAATGAAGCAGTCTTTGGATTGCAGTTGGATTGGGACAAGGCTGTGAGCTTTGTGGTCCGTAATGCAAAGACTGATAAGAGGACTGCACGAGCAGTCCTCAAGAAAGCAATGACTTCTTATAAACTAGATGATAAATGAATAATGGGCCAACTTGAAAGTAATGTAGTCGATGCTCGGGTAGAGTTTAGTGCCCGAGCATTGATAACCCGTGTAGAACGTAAGTTAGCAGAACACAACCAACTAGACATGTACGACGTATATGCCGAATGGTATCACGATGAACCAGGTAGCATTGAAATCTGGTTACGTGACCGCAGTGACGATAGTCGCATAGGTCCAGTTGATTTTCTTGCTATGTAAAAGGATTAGGTGAGGTGACTGAGAGGCCGAAAGTACACGTTTGCTAAATGTGCGAACCTTAACAGGTTCCGTGGGTTCGAATCCCACCCTCACCGCCATAATTAGACGTGGTGTCTAATAAACGACTGTATCAATGAAAGGAAATTATCAATGACTACAGCAACAGCAACCAAGCAGGACCGTGTCCTTGCTGCCCTAGTAGAGGGCAATGAACTAACCGGTGCACAGATCCGTGCCCGCTTTGGCGTTGGCAATCCACGTGCCACCGTTTCAGCTCTACGTATGAAGGGCTTTCCAATCTACTGCAACGAGCGTGTAGATACAAAAGGTCGTGTTAAGATGTTCTATCGTCTAGGCACACCAAGCCGCGCAGTTATTGCTGCCGGTTACCGTGCACTAGCACAGGGCCTTTAATGGTGTGGGGGGCTTCGTGCCCCCCTCTACCCTAATAAATAACACAAATGGCAAAACAAGAATATCTTGAATTTGAAGGCCAAGTTGTAGAAGTATTTCCAGGCGGAAAGTTTGGTGTAGTTCTAAACTTGGAAGGAAAAAAATCAGACCAAATACTTGCACATATCAGCGGCAAGATGAGGTTAAATAAAATAAACATACTTGTGGGCGATCGAGTTACAGTTGAAGTAAGCCCATATGATGTAACTCAAGGACGTATTACGTACAGACACAAATGACAGAATATATTTGTAAAAATGGTAGAATCTATGGATTAGAGATTTGTGAAGGCGAAGTCTATCACGATCCAGACTTTTTACCAAAATGCGATTGCGGAAAGGTCTGTAAACATGCTAGTAACAGTATCAGAATCAGCAAAGAACTACTTGAAGTCAGTTTGCCCTGAAGGGCATGTTACACTGAGCGTAAAGGGTGGCGGATGCTCAGGTATGCAATATGTTTGGGGTCTTACTAGCGACGAGGGTATAGAACACGTTACATGGAGTGATCCTATTGAGGATATCCTTGTAGTTGACCCTGTAGCTGAAATGTTTTTAATTGGTAGTGAAATAGATTACGTACAAGAACTAGGCGGCAGTTTTCTTAAAGTTAAAAATCCAATGGCTACAGCACAGTGCGGTTGTGGCGAATCATTTGCTGCTTAATCAATCATCTCTCCAGTAATCAATTCCTTTAATATTATCATACCATTGCGTTCTACTATTAAGCCAATAGTAGTTCCAGCTTCAACTTTATCTAATACACTACCTATATCTGTACTAGATACGATGTCTCTTTCATTGATTTTAAGAAGAACATCGCCCTTTTCAATTCCTGCACGTTCAGCAGGGCTATCAGTCATTACCATTTCAACACGTAATACACCTTTGTCCTTGTCTACAATGTAAGCAAGGCCCATCCTACTACGTTTTACTTTTCCATATGTTAACAGACTGTCTACAATGTACTGGGCTTGATTGCCATCTACACTAAAGTTAACGCCAACACTTCCGCCGGAGCCTGGTGAGAATATGAAGGTGTTTACGCCTACTACTTCACCCTGCATATTAAATAGCGGACCGCCACTATTGCCAACATTAATAGCAACATCTGTTTGTATTACAGGCTGCCAAGTGTTTTGTAAGCGTCTACTAGGATTGCTAACAATGCCTCTACTCACACTCCATTCCATGCCAAGCGGATGTCCAATAGCGTAAACACTATCGCCACTACGTAGTTTGGAACTATTGCCCCATGGTAATGCAGGTGTTGTTTCTAACATACGTTGACCTTCGGTGTTCTCCATCTCAAGCAGTGCAAGATCTGTTAACTTATCATTAGCAACTAACTTTGCAGGATGATGTTTAATCGTTTTATAAAAGGTTACTTTGAATAACTGGGACTCTGTACTAGCAACATGTTGGTTAGTTAGTAGGTACTTTTTCCCATTTGCGTTGATAACAAAACAAGTGCCGGCGCCGCCTTGTGGACGCTCCTCTTGTTTCTTTTTTAGGTATTCGTTGAATGGACTGTTAGGAAAGTCTTCTAGCCGTTCACCTTCACTGTCTACAACTATAGTCGGTTCTCCAAAGGTTACTAAGCAAACACTCTTAATAGTCTTTTCTACAACGTCTGCAAAATTGGCCTGTGCAGTACTATAACTTGAAAGTACCCAAAGGCTTGCCGCTACTAGCGTCAAACGCATCGACATATCTGTTTATTCTCCTTGACTGAGCACTCTTTGATTGTGCTAGATTCTTAGTATAACATTCTTTACAGTAATGTGTTTGTGTGCGATGCTTGTATTGTTTGCTAGTTCTACTAAACTCAGCATCGCATTGATCGCACTTTAACCTGTAGTATGTTGCCAAGGTCCTAACAGTTTCTTTGCGACCATTACGTACTCTAGTGTGATGCCCATATGATCTATAACTTTCTATAAGCATAAAACTATTTAGCATGCGGCTTACTTGATATATAAAATAAATAAGTTATAATGTGAAAGGACACATAATGGCCAAGCAAACAATTAATATCGGTAGTAGTGCAAACGACGGAACAGGTGATCCGCTACGCACTGCTTTTGATAAAGTTAACGACAACTTTAACGAGCTTTACGCCGCAACAGGTGCAGGTAGTGGACAAAACATCAGTATCAGCGGACAAAGCATTATCAGTGACAACTCAAACGGTAACATCCAACTAGATCCAAATGGTACTGGTGAGATTGTGTTTATGGCTGATACCTCAATGGGTGACAGCTACAAGCATCAGATGGGCGATGGAGATGACTTTAAAATCTACCACGATGGTAACCACAGTTACATTGTAGACGAAGGTACAGGTAACCTTAAGATTCAGGGTAGCCAAGTTGACATCCTCGGTGGTGCAGACGGCGCAGAAACAATGGCAACATTTGTAGACGATGGCGCAGTTACACTCTACTATGATAACAGTGCTAAAATTGCAACTGTTACAGCAGGTGTTGACGTAACAGGCGATGTAAAAACCAACACAATTAATACAGGTGGTCAGGCACTAACAATTAATGCTTCTACAACTACTGTACAAAATACACTTGCAGCAACTAACATTACCGCAAGTAGTCTTGTTATTGATAACAACTTACAGCTTAACGGTAACAGGCTTTTTGCAACTGCTTCAAACAGCGATGTGGAAATTGATGCAGCAGGAACAGGTACAGTTCACTTCCGTGTTCCAACACAAGGAACAGTAGGTGCAGCGGGTGGTGCAAGTGCTCTACCAGCAACTCCAACAGGCTATGTAAAGTTTAGGATTAACGATACAGAATACGTAATACCATACTACGCAGTATCATAAGGAGTGACCAATGGCTAAACAAACTGTAAACATTGGTACCAACCAAGATGATGGTACAGGTGATGTACTAAGAGATGCGTTCAAGAAGATTAACGAGAACTTTGATGAGATTTACACAGAGCTTGGCGGCGTAACACTCTCAGGTTTTAGTTATACTGGAACCACCATTGGTACAGATACCAGTGGAGCAGACATTACTATCGATGTTACCTCTACTGGTAGGATTGTTCTAGCAGGTCCTGTAAGCATAAGTGAAACACTTGCAGTAACAGGTAATACCACACTAACTGGCACCTTAGACGTAGATGGAAACACAGACTTAGATGATGTTGCTATTAGTGGCAACTTAACAGTAGGTGGCACAACTACACTAACAGGTAATTTATCAGGAGGTAATGCAGCATTTACTGGTACGCTAAGTGCTAATGGTGCAGCAAGTTTTATTGGTGATGTTGACCTAGGTGACACCACAACAGATACGGTCACATTTGTTGGACGTGTGGACAGTAGTATTGTTCCTAGCATTACTGAAACAAGTAGCCTAGGCAGTAGCTCACTACGTTGGGCAACTGTTTACGCTAAGGATGGTGACTTTAGTGGAAACATTACACTAGGTGGTAATATTACTATTGGCGATGCTGACACAGACAGCATTACGGTTAATGCAGATCTAACAAGTAATCTTATTCCAAATGCTGATAGTACATACAACATAGGTAGTATATCACGTAAATGGGCAACTGTGTATGCTGATACAATTAATACAGCTAGTGTTACAGGTGCAACTACCTTTGGTATTGGTAACTTGTCATTCAGCGGCAACAGTATAAGCAATACAGTCACTAATGAAAACATTACACTAGATCCACTAGGCACTGGTACAGTGGTTGTGCCTAGTTTACGTTTAGGAACATTTACAGTTAACCAAGTTCTGTTTACTGATGCGAGTGGTAATATTACAAGTAATAGTAACCTAAAACAAAGTGGCGTTACAACAACTATAGAAAACTTAAGAATCAATGATCTTACCATTGATAATAATAATATTAGCAGTACAAGCAACATTGAATTGCAACCTACTAGTGGTATTATCGATGTTAAAAATGCAGTAATTGACAATCTAGCTAATCCAACATTAGGTGATCATGCAACTACCAAAGACTATGTTGATACAGCAACTAATCAACCTATCTCATTAAGCGACGATACTAGTACAGTTATTCAAGCAAGACTAGGCGAAACAATTAGTATTAGTGGCGGTGATGGCATTACAACATCAGGCAGCGGAGCCACTATTACTATTAGTAACAGTGACACATGGAACACATTCTTAACTAGAAGTACGAGAACAGTACCGGGTTCTGATGGATTAAACCTTTCCAGGGTAGTAATTGATAACAATGTTCAACTTAATGGCAATGATATTAGAACTCTTTTAAGTAACTCTGACTTGACACTTGATGCAGCTGGTACTGGTAGAGTAGTTGTAAGATCTAGTTTAGATGTAGATGAAACTTTGAATGTAACTGGTGCCACTACACTAAGTTCAACACTAGGTGTAACTGGAGATGCAACATTTAGCGGCAGGGTGCGTATCAGTGAAAATATTATTAGTGGAGTTGCAAGTAACGAAGATCTAATATTATCATCAAATGGTACTGGTAATGTTTTAATAGATGAACACCTAACATTAAATGCTCAGGGAGTAGATGCTCCTGGTAGAACTAATGCAGTTCAGTTATATGCAAAAACTTATGCTAGTACTACTAGAGCATTTCATACAGATAGCGATGGTGATGTAGTTGCTATTGCGCCAAGAGAATATACACCTGCTAGTGCAGTAGGCGCTACTGGCGATAGGAAGGGCGATATGGCTTGGGATAGCAGTTACATCTATACATGTGTAGCAAATTATGATGGTAGTACAGCAATCTGGAGACGAGCAGCTCACGCTACTTGGTAATAGCGATAAATACTCATAAGCAGAGGAGTTGCTATGGCTGCACCTTATTGGATTACACCACCCGGTGATTTGGGTACTATTGTAGAGCAAGAGTTCTATCAAGTACAGTTAAACGCAGGAAACGCTGACTATTATGAGCATATCAGTGGTAAACTGCCTAACGGTATTCGTATTACGCCGTTTGGTAAGTGCGAAGGCTACCCAAATGCAAAAGATTACATTCAGGGTGTGCCTGTAGAAGTTGCATTTAACGTAACAAGTAGATTTGTTGTACGTGCAACAAATAGCACGGAAGGCACAGTAGCAGACAGAGTTTTTGAACTTACAGTTACTGGTAACGATGCTCCAACCATTGATAGTTTACCTTCCACTGACTTAGGTGCAGCATGGGATGGTAGTTATTTTGAAAAACAATTAACAGCTTTTGATCCAGATCCAGGCGATGTTACAACTTGGAGATTACAAAGCGGCAACTTACCACCCGGACTTAGTATTAGCACTAGCGGTTTGATCAGCGGTTATATTCAACCAGCAGCAATACTTACAGGCACAGCCGGTTATGATAATAATAATTTTGATATCGGAACATTTGACTTTAGCACAGTCGCAGAAAGTAAAACATACGAATGGGTAGTTGAAGCTTCGGATGGTAAAGACGTTGCAATAAAAAATTACACCCTATTTGTAGCAAGTAGAAATTCTGCAACAGCAGACACTGATACTTTAACAGCAGACAGCTTTAAAGACACTGCAAGTGCTAGTACATTAGACAGTTTAGTTGATGCAGCAACAAGCACAGAACGTCCACCAGCATTGTTAACAAAGCCTACAGACTTTGGAACTATTAAACATGACAACTTCTTTGCAACCCAGTTTACAGCATATGATCCAGATGGCGATATTGTAGAGTTTACAATTAGTGTTGGAGATGCTACAGGCTTCGATGCTACTAATTTTGACGAAGATTTGTTTGATAGAGGTGACCAAGAACTGCCACCAGGACTAGTTCTAGATACAGAAACAGGTTGGCTAACCGGATACATACCAATTATTAATGTTACTACACGTGATTATAGTTTTGCTGTCCGTTGTTATAAGAAAGACAAACCTACTATCGTAAGTGAATGGGTATTCTTTACACTAACAATAGAAGGCGATATTGACAAAGAAATCACCTGGCCTGCTGCTAACCTAGGTACAATTAGGACAGGTGATGTAAGTGAAATTGATATCCGCGCTACTGTTAGAAGTGGTAAGCCTGTGCAATATGAATTGCGTAGTGGCGCATTAGCAAATACTCCTAGTAATGATAAACTTCCACAAGGTTTACGTATTACCAATGATGGATTTATACAAGGGCGTGTAAGTTTTGAACACATGATGTTTGACAATGGTAGGACTACATTTGATGTAGAAATGTATAACAAAGGAGAGTTCACAGACTGGACTACCTTTGAGCACAAGTATACCTTTACAGTAAGAGCATATAGCTCAGATGGTGTCATTGATACATATAATACTTTTAATCTTGAAATTAAACCTGAGACAACAGATCCTTATGAAACTTTATACATTCGTGCTCTGCCAAACAAAGCACAAAGAGACATTTATACAAATCTAATTAATAATGGAGATGATATACCTGTTGAGGATATATATCGTCCTACTGATTTCTACTTTGGACTACAAAAAGACATTAGAGCGTTAATTGCAACCGGACTTGCTCCTAAGACTGCAAGCGATTATGTTCAAGCTACTGCAAAAAACCATTTTAATAACACGCTAAAGTTTGGAGACATTAAGGTTGCAACTAGTTATGACTCTAACAATGTAGCAAAGTATGACATTGTGTATATAGAATTAGTAGACAGTGCAATGGGCGTAGATCCTTCTACAAACAACCCTGCGCCAGCAAGTAATACTATTAATCTACAATTACAAAAATCAATTACTAACATGGCAGATTTTATAAAGCCTATTACAGCAGATGCAGGTTTTCCTAAAACAAGCACAGGAAATCAACATTCAGACCAAGCTAACGAAATTGAAATCTATCCAAACGCTATACAGAACATGCGTAATAGAATGAAAGATAGTATTGGCAGTACAATACTAGAACGTTTTGTTTTGCCAGACTGGATGCAAGATAAACAGACCAACGGAGAAGTTTTAGGTTGGACGCTTGCAGCCCCTATTGTTTATATGAAACCTGGAACGGGTGAGCGTACAGCATTTAGGTTAAAACAACGCACCGAGTTTGATTTGAAAGCTATTAGCTTTGAAGTAGATAGATTTATTCTAGATAACAACCTAAGTAACTTCTACGACAAACAAAATCAGAAATTCCTAGCAACTGCTGAAACAACATTTGATCGTTCGGATATTGGTAGCAGTGTAGTTGCAACAGTAGATTATAGTGTAGATGGCGATTGTAGATTTGATAGCTTAAATAAGAAACTTGCTAGCGAAGTTGTTGCTAGTGGTTGTATTAACGGTTTAACTGATATTACAGAACTAAACGGTAAGACTGTGATATGGTTGAGGCACGAAGGCATGACTGATCCTGACAATGATAATGATGGATGGATCGAACAGTTAGATATCTACGACGAGATAGGTTATGACAACGAAAACAGCGGCGCTGGACGTTATGACGGCGGACAGGAAATACCCGGGTATGTAGACAAACTTGTAGGAAATGCTACTGTAAACAAACAAGCAGGTGTATGGACAATAAGTGTAAACAGCGCAAATGTAGTAACATTTACGTTCACTAGAGAAATACTTAACGGCGATCAGGTTAAGGTAACCTATGATAATATCATTTACTACTATGAGCGTAGCGCAGTAGGCAAATCACCTGAGTATGTTGATGTTAGAAATGTAGAACTATCAACCTCAGGCGTACAAAGTGTCTTTGACGGCAATGGTACACGATTCTTCAAAGACATCGACAAGTGGACAAATGGTCTAGATACTAATGACGTATGGATCAAATTCCCAAGAGTAAATGCCTTTAGAGATAATATACAAAGATAAATAAGTGCGTACCACGGAGATTTATATAAATGGCCAGTAATATCAATGCTAATAATATAGACGGAACCTATCCTATTGCAGGACAAGACAACGACAGTCAAGGCTTCCGCGATAACTTTACTAACATTAAAACTAATTTTAGTAATGCAAAAACAGAAATTGAAGACCTACAAGGTAAGGTAGTTCTTAAGAGTGCACTATCAGGCACAAGCCTAGATAACGCAGGCGCTGGTGCGCTAATGTCAGACTTTGAATTACGTGATATGAGTGAGACTCGTGTTGCTAAGGGCACAACTAGTGGTACAGTTACCCTTAACTACACTGAAGGCTCCTATGTTACAGTAACAACAAGCGGCAGTGTAACATTAGCATTTACTAACTTTCCAGCAAGCGGTAAGCTAGGTCGTATTCGTTTAGAGATCGACGTACAGAACGTTTCGCATACACTGACACTACCAAGTGCAGTAACTATTGGACTAGCAAGTCTAATGGGTATCAACAGCAACACTCGTGTAATTACATTTGATGAAGTTGGTACATATATCTTTGAGTTCACTACAGATGACCAAGGAACCACAGTCGCAGTTAGCGATCTAACACGTAATAGAAGTATTATGGAACAGCGTACACCAGCTAACACTGGACAGAGTGGCGATAAGGCAGGCTTGGTAGTAGTTGACGCAAGTTACATTTATGTTTGCACAGGTACATATGACGGTTCAACTGTTATTTGGAAACGTGCAGCAGTAAGTGCATATTAAAGACTAAACAATGAGAGACTTACTAGAATCTTTAGATCGTATTCATGAAGCTCCAGTAGCCGATGCTGAACAAATTGAAGCCGCAATTCAGCAGATTATCGATATGGTTTCCGAAGCAGACATCGACGAGGATGCTAAGGACAATACTATGCGTAGCCTAGAGCAAGCAATCTCAGATTTATACGACGTTTGAGGAAACAAGGAAAAAACAATGACTCAATATGGACCAAACTTTTTTAGAAAATACCTAGACATTCTAGAAGCGCCACAGTTGACACCAGCACAGCAAAACCTAAGGGATGCTGGCCAAGCAGCCATGATGGTCGGCACACAGAGGTTAAACAAAACATTAGGAAGTAAAGGTGCGAAAAATTTACCTGGTGTTACTCCCAATGTTCAAGCACAAGCAAATAAAAACGCCGCTGAACTGCAAACTGCGATGGACAAAGCAAAAGCCACTCCCGGGGCAGGTGTTGGTGCTAGCCTTAGAGGCAGGGACGTTAACAAAGACCACGGCGGTGAAGATGGCTCCGATTTCGACAACTTAGGTGGCACGGCAGATCCTGCTAATGTAAGCGGAACGGCTGCAAATCAAAGAGAAATAGACCGGTTACGTGGGAAAAAATAATATTATTTGACTTTAGGAACTCCTGTAGTATAATAGTGCTACAGGAGTTTTTTAATGACACAAATTGATCTAAACAAGTATTCAGAATTTGTAGATGCCGTTACCAGCAAAGAAAGTAAAGAAAATAACGACTTCACCTACCGTTGGACTACGCTAGTTAACAAACGTAATGCTAACCTGCCACGATTAGTTACAGCCGCACTAGGACTCACAGCAGAAGGCGGAGAGTTTACAGAAATTGTAAAAAAGATTGTATTCCAAGGCAAGCCATTGGATGATGACAATATTTTTCATATGAAGCGTGAACTGGGAGACATTATGTGGTATTGGGCTAATGCTTGTATGGCATTAGATTTGGATCCAAATGAAGTTATTGCAGAGAATGTAAATAAACTAAAAGCACGTTATCCTGGCGGTGAGTTTGATGCTTACTACAGTGAAAACAGACAAGAGAACGACCTTTGAACCATCCACTAGCAGGCAATTTAAGAGATTTAGAAGATCAAGCATTAGATGATCGTATTAAGGATCTAGCTAAAAAAATGACTTTTGCGTATCGTAGCAGTCCTACAGTCATTCCGCAAATGCAGATGATGATGGAAGATCTACAACTAGAACGCAGGCGCAGAGATAAAGAAAAGATGGAAAAGATTATGCAGCAGGCTAAAGAAGCTGACGGCGGCAAATCTAACTGGGATGATATAATAGACATATGATTACACTCAAAGAAAAGTTTGGCGCTGCTCTTGTACTAGATGATAACCTAGTACTTCCTAATTTTTGGGATGTCACTGTAGCACTAGAACCTAATCCAGCATTTGTAGAGGAACAATCCAGTTATAATAAAGCAGTTGATAGAATACAGGTTTTTATTGAAAGTATTCTGGACAACAGTGTTTTTATTGGACCTGAGCACATTCAATCCTTTATGAAAGGCGTTCCTCTCAAAGGTGTTATACACACTACACCTGATATGCCTTATGATCATATCTTAACACTATGTCTCTACACTAAATTCTCAAACATCGTAGAAGGTCGTTGTATTGTTACAAAGGTCAAGTTAGAAAGCTATCAAGGTGCTGGCATTGAACACAGTCATGGTTTAGAGGATGGTGAACCTGAAACTCTAAGACAGATCTTTAGTGATGAAGATGAGGCATTTGCAGAGTATTGGTATGATAGCAGGATTAAGTATTTTGACTTTGATGAATCTGGAATGAAACTACAATCATTAAGTTGGGACAAGTTTGATTTAGGATTTGACAAACGACCTGGGGATATTGTATCATTAGATACATTTAGAAGTAAAATTAAGCCTACAAAGCCAAAGGATAATGATGACGGGCCAGATATCGCTTGATGCTTTTAGCAGACAGATTTACACACAAGATGATGCAGTCCAAGCATTATATGTAAATCCTAGTATTGATTTGAGCACTTTAGATTTACAAGAAGTAGAACAGTTTAATCGTGCAAACGAACTACTGTACACCGGTTATGCAGAACTTAAACTAGCAGGTACACCTGATTGTACACCTGAAGAATATCACAGGCAGAATCAGCAAACATGGCACATGCCAGCAGAGTATGCAGAGTTTGATATTGCTAAGTGGCTGTTGGATCAATGTGAAACAGATGAACAACGTCAGCGTGTAGGGCAAGAACTAATGATGTACTTGGAGCGCGGCTTGTTTGACCTGTTAAACTTCCTACGCTACATGGTACAAGTAATGCGTGACAATAATATTGTATGGGGTGTTGGTAGAGGATCTAGCGTAGCAAGTTATGTGCTATACTTGATTGGTGTACACAAGATTGACAGTCTGTATTATGATTTAGACGTCACAGATTTCTTACGATAAATAATATACGCATATTAAGGAGATTGATATGGCTCAGAGAAAGTATAGAACAGCCCAGGGTAAGATGGTAGACTTTGGTGCTATGCTTACAAACAACGAACTAGTACCAGCACTAGGTAATATGAATGTTAACGCACGTGGTGACGAAATTACTAGCGACGGCACTATTACTAAAACACGTGAACAGATTATGCGGGAGTACTATCATATGAATACTCCGGTACCAGAAGACGGTCCAATTCCTGATAGCGGCGCAGCAGTTCCAGACGAAAATATCCCTGTAGATGATTGGGCAGATTGGGAACCAGCACAGGTTGAAAGTCCTGTTGAAGAACCACAAGCAGAAGAACCAGAAAAGCCTGCAGGTACAAACATTGCACAAATGGTTGCAGAACGTTCACAAGAGCAAACAAGCACTCCTTCAGGTAGTTTAGCAAGCAGTGTTGCAGGTACAAAGACTGTTACACAGGAAGTAGATAAAACAGGTTTTGAGGAAACAACAGGACTAAAGAGGTTATAAAAATGCCAATTAGCAATACTAGAATCACAGGCACCTTCCGGCCACTACACGACGGTGTATTAGTTAAAGAAATGAAGTTTGATGAAGTACGTACAGCAAGTGGACTTATTATTCCAGGCGACGATGCAACACTAAGAGGTATTCATCCACGCTGGGCACAGGTGGTTGAGATTGGTCACGAACAGACTGATGTTAGTGTAGGCGAATGGGTACTAGTAGCCCATGGTCGTTGGAGCAGAGGGTTTGAACTAAACGGTGAAACACATCGTACAGTTGATCCAAAAGACATCCTAATGACCAGTGATGAACGTCCACAGGACGAAGTATTTGCACCAAGCATGGGGCACCAGACACTAGAGGCAGTAGATGGTTGATATGCCTATCGCAGCGCCGCCACATGTGAGAGAAGATATTCTTAAACGTAATGTTGGTGAACTACAAGAACAACTAAAACGAGCATACATTAGAATCAAAGAACTTACCAAAGAACTAGAAGAACTAGAACGTGAGAAATCAAAAACTAGTTAACACTCGCTATGGTAACATGTACGTCTTTAGCGATGATCCTACCATTGGTCGGAGTTTAGATTGCTATGGAGAATACTGTTATCCTGAAGTTGATCTACTTCTAGCACTGCTAGATAGTAATAGTTTTGTTTTAGATGTAGGCGCGAATGTTGGATCACACACACTAGGCTTTGCACCTTATGTAAGCAAAGTCGTAGCATTTGAACCTGATCCAGAATGCCACGATCTGCTAGCAAAGAACATAGGCATGCAGGACCGTGGTGTTGCACGTAAGATTAGTATTAATCCTATTGCCCTCAGCGACAGTGTGCAAGAAGTTAGTACACAGTTTGATTACGGTAAAACAAAAGTAACACCCGGCGGATCAATAGTACAAACCAAACTAGATAATATACAGGGTTTCCCTCGCATTGATCTAATCAAGATCGATGTAGAAGGTATGGAGTATAATGTACTCAAAGGTGCTCAAAATACCATCACATACTTTAGACCTATCCTGTTTATTGAAATGCAGGACGCAAGCCTTAACAGTTTGGTGTTTGACTTCTTGGACAATCTAAGTTATAATATGTATTGGGCAGCATGTGCAACGTTCAATCCAAACAATCATAAGCATAACAGCGAGGATGTGTTTGGACCGCAACATGGTGTGCTAAATTGGTTATGTACACCTACACCAATACAAACAGATCTAAAGCCAGTACAAGATCGTACAGACACTATAGAGAAAGCAGTACTTAGATGAAAGAACTTTGGACAGAAAAGTATAGACCCGATACACTAGAAGGCTATGTGTTTCGTGATAACGATCAAAAGCATCAGGTAGAAAGTTGGATTACGAGTGGTGCTATTCCGCATTTGTTGTTTAGCGGTGCACCGGGTGTAGGCAAGACTACACTAGCAAAGATCCTAATCAATCAATTGGGTGTACAGGATGTTGATGTACTAGAGATCAATGCCAGTCGTGAAAACAGTGTAGACAACGTGCGTGAACGTATCACTAACTTTGTAGCAACTATGCCCTTTGGTGAGTTTAAAGTTGTACTACTTGATGAGGCAGATTACATTTCGCCAAACGGACAGGCAGCACTACGTGGTGTAATGGAAACATATTCAAGCACCGCACGTTTTATCCTAACCTGTAACTATCCCAACAAAGTTATTCCTGCACTACACAGTAGGTGTCAGGGCTTTCATATTGAAAAGATTGATACCACAGAGTTCACAGCACGTATTGCCACAGTATTAGTGACAGAAGGTGTTGAGATTGATATTGATACGCTGGACAGTTATGTAAAGGCTACATATCCTGATCTACGCAAGTGCATCAATCTAGTGCAGATGAACAGTGTGGATGGCAAACTAGTACGTCCACAGGAGTCTGATAGTGCAATGGCTGACTACAGACTAACAGTTGTTGACCTGTTTAAAGAAGGCAAACTACTAGAAGCACGTAAACTACTATGCAGTCAAGTACGTGCAGATGAAATGGACGAACTGTTCCGCTGGATGTATGACAATCTAGAACTGTGGAGTGACACACAAGAAGGTCAGGATCAAGCAGTACTAATCATTGCTAAAGGATTGCGCAACATTCCAATGGTAGCGGATCAAGAGATCAACTTGGCAGCAACATTGGTAGAGCTTACTCAAGTATGAGTCTTTTTAACCGGTTAAAATTTGGCGATAGTTTCTGTGTTTTACCTTTTATACACAAGCACGTAGATTTAGGAGGTAAACAACGGTTATGCTGTAACTCTGACGAAACTGTCACACAAGATAGGATAAATGAGGTACGCCAGCTTATGTTGGCAGGTAATCCGGTAGGTGAATGTGTAAAATGTGTAGCTTGTGAATCTACTAATAGAATAAGCGAAAGACAAAATCAGTCCAAGGATTGGTTAAAACATCTCGATATACAAAACTGGATCGAAAATTGTACTGAGGTAAGTTATGATTTAAGATATAGTAATCTTTGTAATCTTAGATGCCAAACATGTGGGCCTTATGCTAGCAGTGCTTGGGCTAAATTTTTACAAAAAAACGACGTGTATAAAAGTTGGGAACCAGACAGTATTGACATAAATCCAGATGCTAAACGCATCTATCTTGCAGGTGGTGAACCCTTTCTTATTAAATCTTTTAGCAAAGCTCTGAACAATGTTACCAATACAGATTGTGAAATTGTAGTAAACACAAATGCTACTATTTTAACTGATCATATGATAGAAGCACTAGCTAGATTTTCAAATGTTTGCTTTGTCTTAAGTATAGATGGCATAGGGCCTGTAATAGAACAAATACGTACAGGCTGTAATTGGAAAACAATACAAGATAATATAATAAAACTTAGGAATAAACTAGATCCTAATTTTATGGTTAATACTGTTTTACAAAAAGATAACATAGACGATGTGCCAAATATTGCTAATTGGATCGATAGCCAAAATATATCGAACTGGCATGTGACTGTGTTGACTAGCCCTGAACAATATCATTACAGTCTTTACAAGGGTGTTCCAAATTGGAAAAATTTATGGATAAATCAATGTGTACAAACTAATCAGCAAGCACAATCTGCTCTTAAAACAGTTTATAAAAGTTTGTACATGTAGCGTGTCATAATACTCTGACGCAAGTTGCAGGGTATAGGATCACAGCGATGCCAACTGTAAGCATCCACACGCATTAACCAACTAAAGTTAGGACGGAACGGAAACCTTTTTATCTCGTTATCTTGTTCATCAGTGACGCTAGTCCCCCACTGTTCTCCACCGTCACAGAACATATAGATCTGCCAAGCAGTGTTAATAGTGTGTCCATCATAATGATTGTTTACACCATAGCCCCTATAGTCTTCCCAAAGGCTACTGGTAGTCCAGCGATCACCTTTATATTCAAGCCCATCTAAACTATATACTGCCTGTTGTACGTCTGTGTGTTGCATAATGTTATGGTAGTACTCTTTCCAAAAGTCTATACTGCCACTTTCAGGTATGTAGATTGCACGGTTTTGGTTAAATCCTTCTGGGTTGGTACGGCTCATTTCAGTAGCCATATTGGGCCAGTATTGCATACACAGTTCATACAGCTCTGGATCTAGTGTATCCTCAATAACCACATGCCAGTAAGGTTCCCATTCAACAGTGGCTTGTTGCAATTTTGCAACGGTATATTTTCTGTATTTTTCCCAAGAAATGGCTGACACAAGTGTATCCTATGCTATTATATATTTGTAAGTGAGGTAACTGACGAAATTAAGTTCCTTAGCGCAAGGCGGAAAGTGCCCCTTACACCAGTTTAACAAGGACCAAAAGGATCAGAACATGGCCCGATTTGATTATAATACTACTTATCCGCTCCGAGACGTGATGGCTGCGAGCGTGATGGCCTACCGCCTCAACGGTGACGAATACGTTACTAATACTGTAAGCGAATACGATGAGGATGACAATCATGTCATTCGCAAGCATGCTAACAAGCATCTCATGCTGTTCACGATCACAGATGCAACTCCGCCTCGCAATTTTAATCCTAAGGATTTTTGGTTTGAAAATGTTGCTGACGAGGAGGACTATGAGGTTGCTGATACTATCATTAGCTACTACACTGGACTCATGCTCAAGGCAATGGGTGCTACTATCAACGAGTTCGAGCAGAAGGTGTTGGGTCTTGTCAAAGCTGACAAAGTAACAGCTGGAGAATTTGGTATCGTTGCTAGCCTGCCCAAGAGCTACTTCCGTAGTGTGGAGCGTGATGCAGTCGAAGCACAACAGCGAGCTCTGTCAGATGATAGCCAGTATGTTGGTAAGATCGGTGAGACTGTAGAGCTTGCGATTGACGTACTTCGTTGCAACTTTATCCAGAAGTTGAACTGTCACGTTGTTAACGCTCGTGCAGGCAACGATCTGATCGTTTTCTTTACCAGCAATGCCAATGACTTTAACGGTATGCGTTGTGGTAACATTAAGGGTCGTGTTAAGCGGCATCAGACCAGCAACTACCACGGCGGTAAAGAAACTGTCCTCAACTATGTGAAAAAGATTTAGTTATGACTAAAGTTGAGATAAGTGTCGCTGCTGTGGTAGGTATTCTTGTAGCAATCTACATCACTTATATACAGCCCATGATTATGAGTATTTTCTCATGAACACCTTATACATGTTACTTTTTAGTTTTGTCTTGATTACACCGGAAGGTCCTAGAGACGAAGTTATACATGTTTATAGCAAACATTTTGAAACTGAGCAATCATGTAAGGAAACCCTTGAAAGTTGGGGTTGGTTTATCAAGGGTAGTTCTACTCAGGCACTTAATGATATGCTCAAAGAAGGACACGAAGTAAAACTGAAGCACGTAAAATGTGTGCCTCAGCCCAAGACGAGTCCGTAGGGAGTGCGGACTAGTGGGGTTTACGGCTACCCCATGATGAGAAGTGGGTTTACCAGCCCACAACAACAGGCTGTAGGAAGAGTGGCCCGTAGTGGAGCGGAAACGTATTGAAGCTGCGGGCCACATTATTTTTTTAATACAAGCAGGAGATATTATGAAAAGAACCACAACTGAGCAAGAAGATTACAATAAATCGATCCAAGAATATCTAGAAAATGGCGGTAAGATTACCGTGTGTGCTAAAGGCGATAGCGGACTGGAAGAGGGAGCCGGTAATCCCTGGAGTCGTAAAAAACCAGGCAGGCCAAAAGCGGTTGACAAGAAGTAGATTCATGCTATTATAAAGTATGAACAAAACAATACTTACAGACTGTGATGGTGTACTTCTTAACTGGGAGTATGCCTTTAATATTTGGATGGAAGACCATGGTTATACTATGGTTGAGAACGGTAACTTTATCTATAACGTTGCAAAGCGTTATGGACTTACCCGAGAAGAAGGTAGTAAGCTAACACGCTTTTTCAACGAAAGTGCAGTTCAAGGTTTCCTTCCTGCGCTACGTGACAGTGAACACTATGTTAGGCTACTTGCTAACTTGGGTTACAAGTTCCACGTTATTACTAGCATGACAAAGAATGCTCATGCACAGAAGTTGCGTGTTCGTAACCTACGTAAACTGTTTGGTGAGGATACCTTTGAGAAATTCCTGTTCTTAGACACAGGTGAGGACAAGGACGCTATCCTAGCAGAGTACAAGGACAGTGGTTTGTACTGGATTGAGGATAAGCCTACTAATGCAGAACTAGGTTTGCGTATGGGACTTAAGAGCTTGGTTATGGAGCATGCGTTCAACCTACACTACGAAGGCGATGCTCCGTTTGTTAAGAACTGGAAAGAAGTTTACGAGACCGTAACAGGTAACGTACACAGTCATACACGCTGGCATTAAAAAAAGGGAGCGCAAGGCTCCCTTTTTGTTTTGTTATAAGGATCAAAATAAACCTTAGCTAACGCTAACGTCGCCTCTAGCGTATGTTACAGTCACATTGGCGCTTGTTTCCCAAATCTTAACATATCCATTTGCTTCGGCTGAGCCACTAACATCATGCCCGTCAATTGATGTAGCAATAATATCTAGTCTATGGTCTGACCAATCAAAACTACCAAAGTCAATAGCCTTTGCAGAAAAAGTGGTTACGCCGTTTGGTCCTGCTACCATCCAGGATGGTCTAACTACTCTTACTTCACCATCTCTTGGTGTATATCCAGCTTTCGGTACCAGATTGTTATCAGCATCCCTTTCATATGAAGGATATGGTGGGGCACTGAGTCTTGTGTAATAGTTTCCATCATCGTATCTAACTACACCGGATACACCTGTTAGTACTACATTCCTGTCATTTTCTGAATCTACATAGTATTGGTTGTTGAAAGTAACCACTACATCAGCAGTGTGACTATCTTCGTTTTGGCCTATGTCTTCCATTACTGCATCTACAACGAAACTAGTTGGACTATTAGCATCTGTAGATGTAACATCTTGTGCTGACACAACATCAGTACCATTTACGCTGATAGTAACATTTGCTGCATCGTCTCCAGCTGCCTCCTGATAAAGGTCAAATTTTAATTTGTAAGTTGCCATTGGGATTTATCTCCACATATAAACGTTTATGTGTTTATTTATCACCATAAATGTCTAACACCTCCCGAACGGCAGGGTGTCTTTCAATATCAGCATAGTCAAATGTTACAAAGTCAATAAACTGACTGTCCTTGTAACCATTGTAAAGTCTGCTAAAGTCAAGCAGTCCGTTCTGTGCTTCCTTACGATCGGTTTGCTGTACGTCACCTGTAACTACCATACGACTGTCATCTCCGATGCGTGTAAGTAGCATTTTCATTTGGTTTGGTGTAGCATTCTGCATTTCGTCAGCAATGATAAACGCATTTTTGAAGGTACGACCACGCATAAATGCAAGTGGTGAGATTTCAATAACCATCTCATCTATCATGTGTTTGATCTCTTTAGGTGAATAATACTCCTGGAATACGTCAAAGATTGGGCGTGTCCATGGCTCCATTTTACTGTTAATATCACCTGGTAAGAAGCCATGCCTTTCGTCATCTACACCCACAGCAGGGCGTGTGATAACTATTCGATCTATGTCACGTTGTCGCAGTGCTCGTATTGCAGCTTGCACTGCCAGCATGGTTTTGCCTGTACCAGCTGGTCCTGTTGCGAATACAATAACGTTTTGTTCGTTCAATAGTGATTGGATATATGTTTCTTGATTTAGATTGCGAGGTAAAAGAACTACCTGCTTTTTTCTTTCAATAAAAGACTCGATGTTAACAACGTTGGAGTTGTTATTCTTGTATGAACGTTTTGCATTTTTGCGACTCATTTAATGTTTCCTCCTGAGTTAGAAGAGACACAATGACCCGCAAGTCTACAAATTTTACATGAGGCATTGTGCCTCCTTTCATAAATATTTATTGACAAGACCATGGAGTTATAGTATAGTATATATTATGGATTATTTCAATGCTAGGCCAACATATTGTGCAGACAATGGTTACACAAGCAATCGCTTGTTGGATTTTGCATCTCACGGCTATGAACTTAAACAAGAGTATGTACAATATGTACAAGCTATTGCCGAAACGAGGCAAATACATAGAGATCATGTCCCAGATCCGATTTTAAAATCTCCTATAAATGGTGTTGAACTGTTGCACGATGATATTAAATTAAACAAAGCTCAGCCAATTACAGATTTTGATACACTTACAGAATCGTTAGAGGCTAAACTTAGACGTAATATTCGTACATTAGAAGATAAAAACTGCCTGTTAATGTTAAGTGGAGGCATTGATAGTCAACTTTTGCTAGCTTTATTGGAAGATGAAGACATTAGATTTGATTGCATGCACATTATAATGGATGATACGGAACAACAGACTGCAAAAACTCTAGTAAGCAAATACGGTAAGAAATGTTATTTTGTACAAGATTTAGACATGTCGCGACAAGAGCTGATAGATTCGATAAAAATTTACAATCCGCCTACACAAGTTATTGGCGCCGCTCTTGATTATCAATGGGCAAAAATATTAAAGTCACTAGACTTGAGCGAATATGATTGTATTGTAAATGGTTTTGAATCAGCAGCAATGCTTGGTCAGAAGGTATGGCCATTGTACGCACAAGATACAACAGATTTTAGCCACCTAAACAGCCAGTTCGAATACAAAGACTGGAAATTTGATCAAAAACAAAAGAACTATCTATTGTACAATTATAGGTTAGACCACAAAGCACTGTTAAAAGCAAAAGGAAAGTCGGGACGAAATTATCATGTTTTGGAATCTGCAGGTCTGCCAATTTATAGTCCTTATGCATCTCAAGACATACTTGAATCAGCACTTGCACTGTCAGATGATATTGCTATCAGAAACGTATATAAAGACCCACAAATTGCTATATTAAAACGTATGAACATACAACCTATACTTACTGGTGGACGATTTGTACTTTATCCTGCAACTAAGATATACAAATTAAAATGTAATTTATCAGATATACATATCATATGGTCTAGCCATTATAATGCTAACCTAAATGGCTTCAGCAAAGGGCAATAACTTACATGCAAAATTTTCGTGTGCAGGTTCTAGAGGATGGGTAGCACCAAAAGGATATCCTCCCTCTTGTGCCCATTTAAAGAAACCACAAAACTTGCCAGGATTATATATTTTGGTTAGGTCTAGGCTGTCATAAAGTGTTTTTAGATAACTGTCCATTGGTGTGTTATGGTCAAATATACAATCATCTACGTAGGTATACACGTATTTGATGTTACGCTGTTTAAGCCAGTCCTGTAAAAACACCATCTCTTTTACAGTAGTATACAGTTCATAATATTCGCTGTCACCTACATCCTTAAAGAAGTGTTCGCTAAAGTCTGCTAGTCCTGTGGATTGCGCTGTAAGTTGATTGCGTTTATAGTGATCAAATACAGTTTCTTTGAAGTTTTTAAACGCATCTAGTATAACACTTTGATCACGTTCATGCGTCCAAGGTGTAATAGTGTACCATGGTGCGTCACGTTCGTGTGTATCATAAGTGAATCTAAATTCATAGCGACTAGGAAAACTCCACATGACAGTAACAAATATGTTGTGTCCTTGCTCTATATGCTTTTGGCATGCTGTCATAGTCCTACGTGCTATAGCACTGTTACCATGTCCTCCCCAGGCAGTACAATCGTAGCTCATTTCCATATGATCTGCTAAATTGCTTGCCCAAGTTCTTATACTAAACCTATTAGGTGTGGCGTCGTCGAGTTCATTACCATATGTAAAACTGTCACCGCCTGAGATTAATATTGTCATTGATTATGTAACCATTATATGCTACTATTATAAATATTTATTGGAGTTGAAATGAACCTTAAAATTCTTAATGAAGTAGAACACATGCTTCAAACAAGCCCACAGGCTGTTCGGAATTGTAGCAAACTAAAACAACTTGTGCGTGGTATATTTGACGTTGAGTTAAGGAGTACAACCTTTACTTCAGTGTACGATCTCACAGAAGAAATTGACAGCCTTGTGTTGGACAAATACTTTAGAAATGTGTGGCAACCTGAAACTAAAAAGTTTAAGTACAGCGGGCTCAAAGTTATTGAAGAAGTTAATGCATTAAACCCTAGAGCAGTGTTAGATATTGGCTGCGGTTATAATGAGTTTAAAGGTAAGATTCCAAATCTCATGGGTATTGATCCCTATAACAGTTGTGCTGATATTGAGGTAGGGCTACTCGACTATCATACTGATACCAAGTTCGATGTAGTAATAGCACTGGGCAGTATTAACTTTGGTAGTACAGATAAGATATTTGCAGAACTAGAGAAAGCAGTTGGTTTGTGTGCACCAGGTGCTGTGATGTTCTTTAGAGTAAATCCTGGACATCAGCACGACAAACCCGAAGCACGTTGGATTACATTCTATCCATGGAACTCAAACTTTATTATTAACTGTGCAGATCATTTTAACGTAGATGTACTAGACCTACGTAACGATTCAAATAATCGTATGTACTTTGTTTGGCGTACTAAATAAAGTTGGTAACGCAGACTGCGGTCTAGTTCACCAACAATCCTAAAAGGAATAACCATGTTACCCGTAAGACATTTCTTCACGGGTGCGCCTGGTAGTCGTTGGAGTGGCGTTGCCCAAGACATAGAAGCAAGTGGCTTCTACGACACATCAGATCGTACCCCAGAACGCACATATAAACATAACGAATTCTCAGGACATGTTGGTGCTTACTTTGGCACTGGTATGGAGTTTCCTGCGAGTTTGGAACCTGAGGTGCTGGATGCACCTTATAAAGGAATAGGCACGCGACTGCACAAGAGTCATGAGTGGGCGTATATGCTTGACGATATTGTTGAGCAGTATCCTAATTGTTGGATTACATTATTATACAGAGAAGATTACAAGTGTTTGAATTGGTGGTTACAAGCAGGTGGCTTTGATATAACATATCCTAACTACGACATGTATCAAAACGAATCAGTAATGTTAAGCATGATAGGCGCACAAAATCATCACATACTTGAGTTTGCACACAAGCACAGGCTAACATGGCATCATATTGACAGTCATGCAGACGTATTGAAAGCAACATGGAAACAGTAGCAGCACTAGTAGCCGGAACTCTTTACGGACTTGTAATTGGTATAATACCCAGTGCAGGTGCTACTACTGGTTTGGTTGCACTTTTTGGTGTGATACATTACTTTGTTAATGAACCTTACCTAGGTGTAATATTTTTAATGGCAGTGGTTGCGGCAAGCACAACAGGTGATAGTTTTACAGGTATTCTACTGGGCATACCAGGTGCTAACAGTGCAGCCGCTACCATGGTAGATGGCTTTCCATTCGCACAACAGGGCAGAGCAAGTTATGCAATCAGTGCCGCAGTAACAACAAGCACCGTAAATGGGTTGCTCTGGGGATGTCTAGTATTCCTACTATTGCCCTGGTATACCAACTTACTAATAATATTAGGCATACCTGAACTGTGGGCGTTTATAGTTCTTGCACTTGCTACAGTAGGTTTTGTAAGTAACAGTTATTGGATTAGAAGTTTAGTTGCTATTTGTGCAGGAATATTCCTAGGACTAGTAGGTGTTAATCCAGAAACAAATGCACCACGTTTTACATTAGGCTGGTTCTATTTGCAGGATGGCATACAGTTAATGCCTGTAGTTGCCGGTTTGTTTGCAGTACCAGAACTCATAGCTGGTTTACAACGTACAAGTACAGCACGTATTGCTCACAATGAACTTTGGCAAGGTGTTAGAGCAACATGGGAACATCGTTGGCTAGCATTACGCGGCGGCTTTATAGGTGCATTCATTGGCCTATTACCAGGACTAGGCGGCGCAATGGCAGACTGGATGGCATACGGCAGTGCAGTAGCAGCAAACCCTAAAGAAAAGTTTGGCAATGGCAACATCAAAGGCGTGATAGGACCAGAGGGTGCTAACAATGCACAAAAGGCTACTAGCATGATACCAACAGTGCTATTTGGTATACCTGGTGCTCCGTTTGCTGCGGTGTTAATGGCATTGTTCATGTACCTAAACTTTGAATTAGGCACACCAGACATTGCAGCAGACACAGAGTTTTTTACAAGTATGAGCTTTGGCTTTTTAGCAGCAACAGTGTTAGTTGCGCTACTTTGCCTAGTATTCATCAAACCAATTACACAAATTTGTACAGTACCTTACAAGTATTATTTTCCGTTCCTGTTATTTGTTATCATATGGGCATGTATGCAGTACACAGGAGGATGGCAAGATCTAGCAGTATTAGCAGCATTTAGCGTGTTGGGCATGATATGCAAACACTATAAGTTTAGCAGACCAGCACTACTAATGGCGTTTATACTAGCAGACAAGATTGAGAGTTTTACCCTACAGCTCGCAAGTCTTTATTCAGTAGGGGATTTAATAACGAGACCTATCTTTATGGCAGTGATGCTGTTTACTGTAGGTATCTTCATATATAGTTTAAAAAGGAAAGGATCCATCGATTATGCGTAAATTATTATTAGCACTAACCGTAATGCTATTTGCAACACCAGCACTAGCAGACTACACACTTATTGTACCACAAAAGCCAGGTGGCGGTACAAGCGTCTGGGCACAGATTGTTGCTGCAGAATGGGAAAAGCACCTAGGCGAAAAGATTGTCATCAAGCACATTCCAGGTGCTCGTGACATTCCAGGCTTTAATGAGTACCACAATAACTTACAGAACGACCCAAAGACAATTATGGTATCACATGGTGGTAACGGTGTAAGTTTCCTACAGGAACAAGTAGATTACAACTACGCTGACTATGACAGTGTAGGACTTATGAACTTGAATATTATCTCAGGTATCCGCAAGGACTACAAGGCGGGAGACAAGATCAAGTTCGCAGCAGGATCAGGCATGGTACCAGAAGGACTTGCTATCGCACAGTTACTATGCGGTAACCTAGCTAGTATTGATGCATATACAGCATGCTTTAAAGATAAGGTCATATGGGTACCAGGTATGAGCGGTGGTCAGCGTAGACTAGCGTTCAAACGTGGCGAGCTCAATGGTACTAGAGAAAATCCAGCAGCATACAAGAAGCACGTAGAATCAAATGCAGATGCAAAGTTGTGGTTCACACACGGCATTCTACAAAAGGATGGCTCACATGCTGACGATCCAAACTACCCAGGCTATCAGTTCGAGATCCTATTTGAAAAGCGTTGGGGAGAAAAGCCCGACAATGTTCTCTACCCTGCTTACAAGCTAGTTAAGAGTTTCCGTGACGGCTTACAAAAAGCACTATGGGTAGGCAAGGGTAATCCAAACCTAGATCATTTGCGTAAGACACTTACAGCAATGACACGTGATCCAGCTAGTGTAAAGGCTATTCAAGCAAAAGTTGGTGACTATGAATGGCTAGTGGGTTATGCTGGCAATCAGCAGCGTGACACACTAATGACATTTGTTACAGCAGATGCCCTAAAGACACTTGTTGAATTTAACACAAGTGCTTTTGGACTCAAGAGTGTTTATAAACCTGAACTTGTCAAGTAATGGTAGTATATGTAAAGTATGCAAGTGCAGTGATCATTCTTTGTGCGATGGTCCTGCACGTTGCAGGCATTACGCCTTGGAACAGCATACTACAGCTTTTAGGTATTGCAGGCTGGACTTATGTAGGCTTTAAGTGGAATGAAAAGGCTATTTTACTTAACTTTATGCCACAGGTACTGATAATCGTACCTATGCTCATATACCTTTATTTGTTATAAATACAATATAAGGGTATTAATATGGATATCAAAGACATCGTTGAAAACAGCAAGAAGATTTATATGAGCGAAAGTGCTCTAGAAACTCTCATGGACTTTGAGCGTGTACTAGACGAGCTTGATCTTTATGCATTTAAGAATTGGAAAAAGGGCGAACTTATTGAAGGTCCTATTAAACACAGACATTGGGTAGAAGCTACATTTATGTGGCCACACAAGCTAATGCCTGATCCAGACGGTGCTAAGAGACTGTTAGAGTATCGCTCTAAAGTTGAGTATAAAAAGGACAAACTTAGTACACCAGTAAAAGTCGAGTCACCCAGTGATTTCCGTCCAGGCACTAAAAAGCCCAAACTAAAAGAAGATCCTGTTTGGACAGTTCGTATCCAAATGCCCCTCGAAGTTATGACAGATATTAGAGAAGGCTTTATTGAACTTGAAGGTCAGGAAATTGATCTCAAGGATCTAGATGATGCTTATGATCAAAACATGCAAGACACAACAGCAATGACAGCACAACAGGGTGCTATGCCAGGAGATCCAAATGCCCTCCCAACAGCTTAATGAAGCACTAGAAGCACAGGATCTCGCAGGAAGAGTTAGTAAGAAAATACACATTGACGAGTTCTCAAGTAAGATGGGCGACGACAGTGATGTAATTGTTACTACATTTAAAGTATTTGGAAAACAACCTGCAAACGACCTAGAACGTTTCCTAGAGCGTGGTTACAGTTGGATACTTGATGCAGAAACATCACCTGGTGAAATTGCCAAAGATGAATATCTAGTGTTTGTAGAGTGCGAACGTCGTAGCTGGTATCCTCAAAAACTAATGAGCTTGATTGGCGATTTAACCAATCTCACTGAGCATGAACAAGATGCTTGGCAGGTTATGTACTTCCAAGACAAGCGTAACCCCACCTACAAACTAAACACCAAGAGTTTAAATCAAATTGTACCTCTTAGCCCACGCAACTATCGTGAAGCAAAGGGTGCAAAGAACGTACTAGAAAGTATGTTAAATTCAGCACGTATATCAAGAAAACAAGGAGACATCGATGGATTTACAGCGTTTGAGAGAAGACCTCGAGACTGACGAGGGTGTTAAATACGAAATTTACCTTGACCATCTTGGCTATCCTACTTTTGGGATTGGCCATCTTATCCGCGAAGATGACCCCGAACATGGCGAAGCCACAGGCACAGAAGTATCAGAGTCTAGAGTCGCTGAAGCCTTCGAGCAAGATGTCCAAACAGTATTGTCTGACTGCGCCAAACTTTATTCGGACTTCGAGGAGTTGCCAGAAGAAGCTCAACTCGTTATAGCAAACATGATGTTTAACCTAGGTTATCCACGTTTAAGTGCTTTTAAAGGCATGAAAGCGGGTGTTGATGCACGTGATTGGAATCGTGCAGCAGATGAAATGATCGACAGTCGTTGGTATAAGCAGGTTACTAATAGAGCACAAAGGCTTGTAGATCGTATCCGTGCACTAGCATAATCCTATAAATACTGTTAACTTAGGAGGATTGCTATGGCAACTTGGACAAAAGGACACGGCATCGACCCAGTCGGAGCAGTATCAGAAGCAGATATTGATACTTGGTATGCAAGTAAGGATCGCACAGTGGAACAAGGTTGGGACGATGCACAAGGATATGTTATGCAGCACATTGCACAGGGTATTCCTG